TGGCGTAGCTGTAAAACTCTAGTTCCACCCGACAATGTAACATAAACATCTAGATCATCTTGGTTATGAAGTTGTATACTGACAGGACTAAATACAGTTGTAGTTGCATTAGTCGTGGCAGCGAAAGTTTTTTTAGTTGTAACTGCCATTGATAATCAATGTTAAATTCCGTGTTTTTTAAGTTCGTTTATCTTATTATAATATCCTGAGCTTGTTTGTGCTAATCTGGCTCTTCTAAGCTCTACTCTACTACGAAGTTTCTCGTTTTCGGCCAGCATTTGAGACATAGCTCTTGCCTTTACTGATATAAATTGCTCTCTTATCTGTTGGTAAAATGGTGTAGCATTTACTTTATAATTATCTCTGTTTAAAATACCTGCATCTTTGTAGGCTTTGACTTGTGCTTGCCACTGTGGGTTTGACACTATCTGTTCTAAGGCATTTCTAAACTGTGTATCAGTCGCCATATAGCGTTGCAACTCAGACTTTTCTAGAGATGTTAGAGGTTCACCTTCAAAATAACTAATTTCTTGTGGTATATTGTAACCAATTTCAAATAATGCTTCTTTTACAGGATCTCCTTCTGTATAACCTATAGTTACAGGACTAATAAAGTTTATAGCACGTAAAAATGGGTTGACAGGAGACGCTACAAATGGTTTACCAGAGCGATCTTTAGCTAATATGTCATATTTAGGAGGCACTGCAGCTTTAAATCCAAGATCTCTTTGAATTATCATCTCCCAAATACTGTTTGCTTCTACTTGATTAGCTTGTACAACATCAGATAGTGCTCTACTCATACTAGAATATGGAAAAGCTGATCTACCCAATCTAGCTGCAAGTCGTTTTACTGGCCCACCAGAACTATTAGCGTTAAATAAAGTAACTAAATCATCTACACCCGCTAACATAGACTTATCTATAAGAACTGAACCAAACATAAATGTAATTTTTTGAACTAGATCATCCATTATATCTTCACCTAGTACATGTTGATTAGTAAATACGTTTGCTGCTAGTGCAAATAAAGTATTAAATGGCTCCATTTCTCTGTAAGAAATATATGCACCATTGGGTAACTTAAATGAGTTAGGCATAATACCATTTGCTTTCCATAACTCTCTAGTTTCTCTATCAGGAGGTAAATCACCTGTAACTGCACCTGACATAGCTAAAACACCTACCATAGTCATTAAAGATGACCCAGCAGCTATTCTACCTTTCATCATCCCTCTATGAAAGTCTACATCTTCTGGTTTTATTCCGTACTGTTTTAAAACTGAAGGGTTAGTTTTACTTACATTAACTATATCATCATACTTTTTACTTAGCATTTCTAAGGCTGTATGAGCATAAGTAAGACGCAAAGCATTGTAACCAGTTCTCATAAATGGAAAAAAGAACTGTCCTACAACTGGTATATTCTGTAGTGTTTGAAATGCAGCTATATTTCCCGGAAGTGCTGTTGTCAAGGCTGCTTCGTTACCTGCTAAGGTTGCAGCTTGGTCTGTCACAATAAATTGGTTATCTTGATTTTTAGTAAAAATTTCTTTCCTAAAATTTTCTTCAGTTTCTGCAGCAATTTTTCTAACATCTTTGAGGTCTGCTCCATCAGCAATAGCTTGCCTAGCTGCCCTCATTCTCATCTCATGTCTACCTATAATAGTTCTAGCTAAAGCATCACCAGATCCCATTATAGTTGTACTGTAACGAGAAAAAGGACTTCTATTAAAGTTAACTACAAAATTTAAAGCATGATAACCCATAGAGTCTGCCTTACCACTAAACTCAGTATAGTATGTATTTAACTTTTGCCAATCCTCTATATCCTTAGCAACATCAAACTTACCAGAATAAACTTGACCTTTACCTTTGTTTACAGCTAAATCCCAGTTATGTTTGAAAGCCTGTAAACCTTCTGCAGCAGCTCTAGCAGTAGAATCTAACATAGCTGCAGCAATAACTGCATCAGCTCTACTACCACCGGGCAGCATGGCTCCTATGTAAGCGTTTAGAGGACGCATTATAGCAATCATGTTTGTACTTGCAACAGCCTTAACAAAGGTCTTAGGAGCACTAAGAAGTGAGTTGTAGTAGACTGAAGCTAACTCATCGTTAATACGAGGTCTAACCTTTACACCATCAACTGTAGTACCTGCTATCATTCTGTATGGATTAAGAGTTCTTTTAGCCATAAGAAAATTATTGATAGAATCATAGTGTCTAACAACACCACCTGATAAACGGTGTATTTCTTGAAATGTTTTTGCAGCCTCTTTACCCATAGTCTTTTTGACTCTTCTAAGTTCATCAAAATATTTAGTAGCTTCTTCTGTTATAGATGCTACCTCTTGATTTACCATGTCTTTTACAAAACTATCTGCCATAGCATTTTTGTTTTGTAGTAGAGTGTTACCTGCCATATATGCTGACTTCTTTTGCTCAATAGTCAAGACCTTCATCAGGTCAATAATTTGGTCATCTTGACGTAATGTCTTTGCACCTTTAGGTAAGTCTGAAGCTGCAACTGCTATAGAGTTTATTTGTTCTGCTAAATTTAAAAGCACCAAATTCATAGCATGTCTAGTTGCAGGTGTTACAACTCTTAGACTTGTACCATCGTGCATGTAGTGTATGTAGTTTGTAGCTTTACCATTTAAGTAATCTTGTATAGCTTTAGCAAAGTCATCTCTACCTGCCACCATCGCACTTTGTATCTCATCCATCTGAGCTATTATAAGATCTTTAAACTCATCAGGTGTAAACTTTTTCTGTAAACCAGATATAGTTGATTGTTGGCTAAATAATTTTTCTGATACTCCTTTAGCTACTTCATTTAAAGTTTTAGCAATATCTTTGTTACCAAAACTTATTTTCTTTAGTGTAGACTCTCTCCATATAGGACTAGGGCTACTAGGTCTGTCACCTCGTTTCATACTGGCTACAGACTCTTCCATGTTCTGTTCAGTAGCTTCTTTGATAGTTTGTTTTTCTGGACGTAAACCAGCTTTCTCATTATCATTAAAAGCAGCTGAATCTACAAAGGGGTCTTGTTTACGTAGTGTAGCATCTGCAAGTTGTTCTAAACTAGCACCCTCTTCTGCTATCCAAGAGTCACCTTTACTTGCTCCAACCTTTTCAGATAATGCTTCTATATCTTTTACTGCTAACTCTCTAATTAAATCTGCAGGATAGCTTTCGGGATTCATGTCAGGATTATCTCTAATGATACGCTCACGAGTAAAATCACTAGGCTCTTCACCATCAATTAATCTTTTGTATTCCTGAGCATCCTCCATTTCTAAATGCTTTTCTATATACTCTAATCTATTATCTTTACCAGACAAGCCTTTACCTTGAGCTTTAGCATCAGTTTCTAACCTGTCCATATTTTCAGCATCTAGCTTGAAACCTTCTTCTAGTTCATCTTTAACAACTTTGTTACCAGCTAAGTTTGCTTGATCTACAGTTTTACCAGCCTTAAGTTCTTTTACAGCTCTATATGCACCTTTTACATAACCACTTAAAAAATGACCAGCTATATTAACACCAGCTCCAGCTGTAATAGTTTTTATTCTTGCTAACCAAGAACCATCTTTTTCTGGATCTACAGCTAACGCTTCTGAAAGCGGTATAAATGGGGCAAAATCATCAACTAAGTTTGCGATGTTACCCATTTCAGAACTTGTAGATATAAGGTCAGCTATAGAACCTTCAGCAGCTATACCAGCAAACTTTGCACCTTTGGGTATAAAGTGTATCATTTTAGCACCCTTTTTACCATATCCAGCTAGTCTAGCTGCTTTATATGCTTGTAAACCTGTTCTAGCTGTAAGTCCTGCAGCCTTAAGTCCTGCACTACCAATACCGCCTGTAGCTGTAGCTAAGACACCAAACTCAACTAATCCTCTTACAAGATTACCTAAACCTGACTCGTTTTCTGGAGCTAAATTATCTGGTATGTCCCACCATGCTCCTCTCTTATAACCTTTGCTAGTTATATCATTTGCATCATCTATTTCTGCACCTAGTAGTTTGTTAAGACCTGTAAGTATAGTATCACCAGATAAATCTAAAAAACTACCAACACTGTCTACAGCATCAATACCACCACCAACAAGAGCTTTACCAGCTTCTTTTAGTGCCTCTACAGGGCCATCAGGTAAAAAACCTTGGTCTTTCATCTGATCCTGCATTTGCTTCTTGATTGTATTTGGATCAAGTTGCATAGGGTTTATTGTTTGTCCAGCATCATCTGTTATTACTCTTTCAGAACCTCTTTCAAGATCAGAGTCATCAATGATGTTTGTAAAATCTTCTTCTAAACCCTGTTCTAATTCAAAATCTTCATTCATCGTCTAATCTATAAAATTGTTCTGTTTTAATAAGTTCTTCAAAAAACAAATCTGAAAATATCCTGTTTTGTCTTAATGTTTGAGATAGGTTTTGTCTACCAACACCAAATGATTTACCAGTTTTTTCAGTATATTTTTCGTTAGTTTTCTGTAATAATTGTTTAAATTGTTTATCACCAAATGATGCTTTTAAATCGTAGTAAAGATTTTTACTTTCGACATCTGCATTGAGCACTCCGTAGAATAACTCAGTGTTACCAGTTTCTAATCTTTTAAGAACATTTTGTTGAGCTTTAAGTTTGGTTTGGTTTTTATTCCAATTTTTCCAATCTTTATTAACTGTTCTTCTATTGTTATCACCTTTAACATACTTAGGTGGCTCTACAAGTTCGTCTATTTCAGCCTGTACAATATTAGAGTTCATGTTGTTAGTTTCAGCTGATAACTCACCAAAGTTTACTTTAGTAATTTTGTCACCTGCACCTTCTATAACACTTGTGAATTGTTCTTTGTCATCAATATTCCAACCACGATAGTATGCTTTTAACACACTATTATTTATTGGTTGATTACTTTGACTGTACCAATACTTACCAGATCCAAACTCAGAAGCAACTTTTTGTATAGCAACATATTTATTTTCAGTGGTTAAAATTGCTTTGTCAAGTAAATTATTTATATGTATCTTAAATACTTTTTCTTGTAAATCTGTATCTTGTTCAAACTCTTGTCTAGTTGCGTTGATTCCATGTTTTTCATCTGCTAATATCTCTGATATGTCAGAGCTATCCATATCTGTATGGTCAAATCCTGCAGTATATATAGCTTTATGTAAGTTATTTACACTTATAAGACCAGACATGTCAATACCTTGTTCTCTTTGTTTAGAGTATGGACTCATTAAAAGTTCTCTAACACCAGCATTTTGTTCTTTAAAATATGTAATAATTCTTTGACGATCTTCTGGTAGTGACTCAAACTCTACAGTTTTTAAGTCATACTTGTCACGTAAAAGATTACCTAGTGTAAATGGATCACGTTTTTTAGGATCTACCAAACTAAGTTTTCTAACTAACTCTGGTTCAGTTTTATAAAGACCACCTTCTTTTACAAAATCTAATTGTTTTTTCTGAGACTCAGTTACAAACAATGTATCTGACAAATTTAGTATAGGATCTTCTCCTACTTCCTGATCTAACTGACCTAGAAAGTTTTGAAATACATTATCAGATTCTGCTAGTTTTTTAGATAAAGAAAAATCTTTAGCTTCTTGAAATTTAGGGTTAACAAACAAACTAAGTGTATCTTTTGCTCCAAACGTTAAAGCGTAAAGATTACCTTGTGCAAATCGTTCTTTAGCATCACCTGCGTCAGCATCTGCAGCTTGCTGCATTTGTAAAGTTATTTGCTCTGCAGCTTTTTGAAAGTAAAACATATTAGGATCCATACCTTCTGGTATTTGACCATCAAACTGTCCACTGTTTCTTATTTGTTCTACTAAAGACCAAACGTGTTTATTTTTAGCATAATCCAAAGCATTTTGTAATGAAATATCTTTTGTTGCACTTGTATTTAAACCTTTAGATGGCCCTAAAAAAGCTAGTGTTAAAGCCTTATCAAACTTACCATTATCAGCTATGTACTCTTCTAAAAGTATTTTACCTTCAGTAGTTTGATCCCATCTAATCTCATCGTTTACTGCACTTGCATATTTTTTTTGATCGTCTTTAGTTAAGGTCATATATGTAGTTACACTAAGACTACCATAACGCTCTATTTCTTTTCTAGCTGCCTTAGCACTATTATCTTTACCTAATGATACTGGTTTAAAACTAAAAGCATTATTAAAAATAGTTGCTGCTTCTGGTAAAGCACCATATTCTGGATTATCTTGTAATTCTTTTACTTGTAACTGATAAGACTTATAAGATATATGGTTTTCATCATCTTCTGGACGTGTACTTAAATACTTTAGTTGACCTATTTTAAGTTTAAGATCTGTAGTTTGACTTCTAACTTTTTTAGTTAAATTATTTTCACGTTTTGCAAATATAGCAGCTTTTAAATCTTCCATCCTAAATTCTATAGGAAAAGCATCTACTAATGTTTTAGTACCTAAGTTTGGTATTTGATACTTTTTATCTTCTATATGATTTAAGATTTCCATAATCTTTACATCACTGTCTAAACTTGCTACAGAATCAACAAAAGAATCTTTTAAATTCTTCTTATTAGCTGCCCCAGAGGAGCCTTGAGTACCTGCTCTAAAATGTAAGTTGTTACCAGTTAAGACTATTTGATCTATAGCATTATCAAACTCTGTTGTATCTTCTGTGTCAAAAGAAACAATAGCTGTATTTAAGTTTACGGATTGTAACCTTATTTTTTCAGCTGCTTGAGCCTGTATTTCATCATTGAGCTTTTTATCTCGATATGATTGTAATTGTTTTGTTACACTAGATGTTAGGTATTTATCAACTATAGAACTGTTTACACCACTAATATTATTTTGATCTTCATACTCTTTAATGAGTTTATTTTCTACTGCATACCTATCTGCAGCATTTGTAAATGTATCATACTCATTTACTCTAATTTCACGGTTATCATCCATTTTGATAACAGTTGTATCCTCGTTGGTCTTGTTCATAAACCAAGGCATAAAACCGTTAGCAGCTTCTATCATGTGAGCTTTAGTGTAACCATAAGCATAGTTAGACCCTAATCTACGTGCATTTAAAAGCCTATACTTTTGTTCATAACTTAGAAACTTCTCGTTTCTTTCAGCTTCACTAAGTTTTAATTCTGTTTCTGTTTCTAGTCGATTAATTTTTTCATTAATCTCTTTTACTTGACTTTTACTAAGGTCAGTTTTAGCTTTAGCTTCTTCATCACCTGCTAAACCAGCTCTAAAATCATCGTAAGCTGCTTGTCGTGCTCTGTTAATGTAATCTACACCAAGAGTTTTTGCACCTACTTGAACAGCTCTATTTAAAGTGTCGCTAAATTTTGCTAAGTTTTGTATTTCATATTGGTCTGCCTGAGCACTAAGGTTAGACAAACGATTTAGTTCTGTGATTTGTTGAGAGCTTGCTCTCTCCATACCCTTTGTGGTTTCAATTCTATTCTTATCCGCAGCCTTAGCAGCGTTAGCTAACTCTCTAGATTCATCAGGAGAGAGTCGAGAACGAAAACCAGAAAATGAGGTACTTCTTTTATATGCCATAATTTTATGAATTTAATGCAGCTTTTACGCCATATCCAGTTTGTATTCCAGTCGTAAACCCACTTAATAATGGGCCAAGGATTGAAGGTTTGCGTGGTGGTTCCTGTTTTATAGGACGAATTGTTTTAAAGGAAGCAGATGGGGCCATAGGAGCTGATGTAGTAATTCTGTTATATGCACTAACATCGCTTGAGAATTGGTCAAGATCAACACCAAACTGTTTGATACCGTATGCTTTTGTAGCATCAAATACAGAGGCATCTAGTTGAGCTTGTGCAAATCCTAACTCTCTTTCAGCTTGATCTAATGTAAGCATCATTGATTGACCAGCTTGCTGACCACTTGCTAACACTGTACCTTGAGCTTGTATAGATTTTGCTAAGTTTGCTTGACTTGAAAATAAAGATTCGGTAATTTTTTCACGGAGCTCTTGTTGAGCAGATTCACTAGCCCGATTAGCTTCGATTTGGTTTAATTCTTTTTGTCTGTGAAAAGCAGTTCTTGATGCAGCATCAGCTTTTAACTGAGCTGAAAATACCTCACCTTTACGTTGATCGTTATAAGCTGAGATGGTTATATCATTAATGTATTTCTGCCGTGCAATAGCATTGGAACGATTTACAGCATCGACTTGTGCTCGATGTTGCCTGTTCTGTTGCATTATGCCAGTAACGGCTTGAGCACCACCCGCAGCAATACCTAAAGCTAATGGGTTACACATGGTTTTATAAATTGTATAAGAGGTACATTGTTGTAGACATGATAATTAATAAATTTGAAACCTAGTAATTTTAATAATTTTATATGTGCTTCATTTCGCATATCTGCTTGATTACATAAATAAGGATTGAGTAAACTATTTACCCAGCGTTTTGCCTCTCTTACAAATGTATGTGGGTACTCTGTACTAGCATCAGTGCACAGCATCCATACTACATTATGTGGAGTCACTCCTGCCACTCCAGCAGCCTTGCCGTTGGGAACCTTAAAATATACAGAATATGTGGAATCATAAAAAGACTGTAATATAGCAGCCTCAGCACATAACTGTGACGTTTCTTCTGTCTCACGTCTATCTTCATAGCGTAAGTTCAGACCTACACTTAGAGCTAACTCTGGAGTGCAAGTCTGAATATACTTACCTTCGTACATGTCGTCTTGGGTTGTAAATGCCATCCCAGCTTGCTGAGATTAAAGCGGTAGAAAAGGGTTGTTTAAAATAAATTTGTAAAATATATTTATCGTTCTTACGTTGTATTGGTAATCGTAAAGAGCTACTTAATTTAGTAGGGTGTGTATTAAGTTGACTAGTATTAGCCGTCATACTATTTCCAAATTGTACATAATCGTCTATATCTTTAACAATAACACCATTTTCATCAACATATTCATATGGTGATTTTACTATAAACTCTACAGGGCCACCTTGACCTAATTCAAAATTCATAGCAGATATACGTAAATCAGAATTTACATCGTAAGTATTTTGACCTAAGTTTACATAATATGTAGGTAACTCAATTTGACTTGTGTAACCATAACCTAAAGCAATTTTAGAAGTTGTACTATCTAAAACTACATCATTAAATGTAGCAGTAGTACCTGATACGGCATCAGCTGTTTTTACCATACCAGCAATAGGTTCACCAAAAGAGTCAGTACCAGATAAACCAACCATAATAAAGTTATTTGTGCTATTATTAGCACTAATTGTGTATGGTACATTTACTGTAGTTTGATTTGGATTTGTAGAACCTAATATACTATTTGGTAAAACCATAAAGTCTAAATGTGCTTCAAAAGACCTTGCAGTACTGATTCCATCAGGGAGACTTTGATTAGTACCATCATCTATTGTGTAACTACGATTAGCTGTTGTATCAGTCATGTACTCATATCTTGCTAATTTATAAGTACCTTCATGATAGGTAACTGTAAAAAAGTTACTACTTGTATAAAACATATGCTGTAGATAACCAGTTACTAACCAAGTGTACCAAGCAGATTGTTCTCTTTTATTATCAGCATTATAGTATTTATAATGATATATATAGTTTGAATTACCACTAGAAACTCTCTTACCATAGCTAGTAATACCTAAAGCTTTTGAATTAGTTGCTATATCCATATCTTTTGGTAACAACTCTGGTACTACTCTAGTCTGTTCTATAATTTGAGCAGGACTATCATCATCTACTACAACAGCCTCAAATGCTCTAGCAAAAGCAGAAACACTTGATGTAAACAATACGGATGTACCAAGATCTAAAGGTTTTAAAGATGTATCACATTCATAACTTGCTATTTTTTTTAGCCTAACAGTTTTAGGACTAAATATATCAGATTCTGTAAATAATAAAAATTGAGCATTATCACTAAACATCATTATACCTTTATTTATAGGTAATGTGTGCCTTATAAATGCTGGTTTTACATCTGATACACTGATGTCTATTGGGTTATCATCACTAGCTGTTATAGCTGATACAATAAATAAATTAAAGTATGACCCTGGCTGACTCATTACTATCTGTTCATCAGCCACTAAACCTAATCTGTTTCTATGAAAGAATAAATCAGTTATGTTTTTATCGACTATTGATGGGAAGGGGTTGGATACATTGTCACCTACTTCTCTGTCTTTCCAGTAATTATCATTACCTTGTGAAGTATCTAGCCTTGTAAAAGTAAATGAACCGTTACGATTATTAATTAAAGCATGAGGCATTGTACTAACATCTAGCCCTTTTTTTACTGTTTGATCTGCAGTTGTACCTTGGAAATTATGAGGTCTTACAGTCTCTTCATAACTACCAGTTCCGCTAACACCATTATCAGCAACAAATTTTAGATAATAATTATCAGTTTCTACATCAGCATCATTTGATACTTCAACTACATAACCATGTTTATTCATAGCTGGTAGTCTACTAACATCTTGTGCTTTTGTAGATATAACACTCATGTTTTCGTTTACAGAGCCACCAAGAAAGTTTACGTTTCTTGCATTTACACCACTAAGATATAAGCCACTGCCTATAACTTCAGCAGTTACACCAGACATATTTGCATTAACAGAATCAGCTAATCCTTTTAGAATAGTTGACATAGATAAAACACCTTCGTCAGGATTCTTAGGAGTTTTAAAGTAGCCTATATTAGCTACATCTCGGTATGTTTTTACAGGTTCAACAGCTTCTACTGAAATACGATACTGTTGTTGATTAACAGTACCATTACCTGTTTTTACTGTTATATAGGCAGACTCTGCAAAACTTTTAGTACCTCTAATTAAACCACCATTTTTAAGTGTGATTGTAGCTGTGTAACGGTTATCATAGTCTTGAGTGTATCCTAAAAAGTCAGCACTTTGTCCAGTGTTATTATTAAAATTTGCTGTGTTACTTGCAATGTAAGCAACACCATTTACTTGTAAGCTACCCTCAATATTTTCTGTTTTATTTTCACCATTAACAATAATACTACTAGCTGCTTGATTAAATACATTACCACTAAGTACAACATCATCACCACCAGAAAATGAAAAAGGTGTAGAGGCAGCATATCTTGTATCTGCTTCTGGGTTTCCCCATGTTGAACCAGCAAGATTAATTGCACCACCACTATAAGCAGGGCCAATAAAATCTACTTTTAAAGAAGATGCTCTATAGTATGTGTTAGGACTAGGTGGAATTGTTGTGCCTGTAGTATTATATAAAACATATTCAGTGTTATAGGCAATAGTATCTAGCCTTACGTATGAATAATTACCACTGTCTAAAGGTGCATCTGTGTTAGTAGATCCTATAGATACAGTTTTTTGTGGATTACTTATAAGAGTATAGTCCTGAATAGTAGTTACCCCGTAAGGTTGTGTAGCACCTGCTAGATAATTATAGCTAGATCCACTAGCAAGAGATACCGACTGTGAAGCACCGTTTGACAAATCCCATACTTGAATAGGATTACTGTTACTAGGTGTAATCTGTACTAAATATTTTTCATCTCCATCTCTTATTATTTCATACCAATAACCTGTAGAAGTAGCTCCTGTTAAGTTAGCTATAAATTCTGCAGGAGGACGTTTTCTAAGTCCAAATGTTATATCTGGAACAGCATTATCACACGCCCTTAATTGTCCTGGAAATTTTATTTTATCTGGTTGTTGAGATACACCCCCAAGAAAGTTTGGGATACGTTGATTTACTGCTGCCATTACATTCTTCTTAATACTTTAAATGGTTTATACACGGTGTTAGCATCGTGTTGATACTGGTAATCATTGAATATATTATGGTCTCCTTGTTTGCTCTCATATTCTAAAGCTGAAGCTCTTGCAAGTGCCTCATCTGATTCAAGTAATTTAGCAGATTGTGGGTTGTTTACCATACGATTAGAAGCTACTCTAGTAGCCCTAACAGTAACATAATCTTTAAAAACTTGAGGTAAATCTTCAAAACTTAGCATCCATATAATATCAAAGTATAATTTACTACAATTTTCAAAAGTAAAAGTATGTCCTTTTTTATCATATACTTTCATAATACCATTATCACTACGTCTAACTACATCATAATCTTTACCGTGTTGAAAGATATTGAGGTCTATTTGTAAAACATTGTTTGGAATGATACACTGATTATTTGTATCAAGGTTTATAGGGTACTCGTTCTCTGTGTTGTACGACCAACCCTCAGCTTGTATCTCACGGCAGACTTGCCTTAGAGTGTTTAGTGCTATAACCACTTCGGGGCTTTGCACAGCTAATGTATTAACTGGGGTTTCTCCAACGCTCATCAGGATTGAGTTGACAGCATCTAGTTCGGTAGACACTCCGTAAGATATTTGTGCCATAAAAAAAGGGGGGCGAGTGCCCCCGTATAAATGTATATATTATGAGAAAGCTGCTGGCTTTGTGCTTGTTCCTGCGAACAATTCTACACAAGCTGCAGGATTAACGTAATCCGCTCCCATAGCCATGCGTCCTAGTATGACATCGCCTTGGTATACCACTGAGACATCTCCACTGGTTACTTGTACCTGTGGGCCAATGGTTTCAACAACACCTGCTGCTTCTCTTTGGAAGATAAGTCCACATGTGTTTGCAAAGTTAGAGGCAGCACCGTAGTTCTGGCGTGGGCCATAGTTGTCGCCTGTAACTGTTGTAGCTGTTTCAATACCTTCAGATACGAATGAACCTGTATTTCCAGGATCTACTGTATCTAGGTCAGTTGCAGCTGAAGCACCACTTGCAGGTGCATACTTAGTACCATACTTAGAGAAGAATGGAACGTTCATTGATTTGTAGATTTGAATACCTGCAATTTCAATTACTCCGTTACCAGACTGAAGAGCTGTACCTTGTACGTCTCTGTTAATTAGACCGTTATTACCAGCACCTTGTATAAGTGCGTAGTACTGTCTAGGGTTAAGTACGGCAACCCGACCATCATCAGAAACTCCTTTTTCGTCAAGAGCTGCTGCTGCATCGTAAAATGCTGTTACAAGATGACCGTCATTAAGAGCATCATCAGCATTTGAACCACCACCAACTTGGATTTGTGTACCACCTGGCTCGATGAAGCTAGATTTTGAAATAGGAGAAGCCTGTCTAGCACCTTTAGCGATAGCTCTAAAGATTAGTCTATCATATTTTTGTGCAAGAGCATAACCGATCTTCTTAGAAATTTCACCCCTCAATTCGTAGTGAGCCAATGTTTCATCCAGCTCGTACACGAATGCACTAGAGATGAGTAGGTCATCAACTGTGATTGTCTTCTCTGCTACTGGAGGAGCTCCGTCAGAGTTTCCTAATATACTGTTGCCAGGGGTGTGGTATTCCGCACTTGTACGTCCAGTATAGATGAACTGTAAACTCTTTCCGTTTGTGAGTGTACGCTTCATAACGAGATCTCTTGCGATTGTCTCTCTTTGGAAGCCAGTAAACATCTCACCTGAGAACAACTTTAAATAGAGGTCTCTGTTGTTTGTTGCGTCCTGTGACGCATTATTACCAATCCTACCCAGAAAGGTTTGTGAGCTAGGATTAGTACTTGACTGTTGTGCCATTATTTTGTAAGGTTATATGTATCGTTTCTAGATCTAGTTTTATAGGAATCTTAATTGTATCAGCTAAGACTCAAAGCTGCCTGTGGTCTATCCCACCGTCATGACGGCATTAGGTGTCTCCGTAGAGGCTAATACCAAATGTAGAGGGAGGCATTGCACCTCCCATGTCGCTTAACGAA